CATGAAGTCGTAGCGGTCGTCGTTCAGCAGATTCTGGTGGGTGCGGTTCAGGCCGTCCTTGACCAGCGTGCGCAGCAGTCCCGTGTCGCCTCCATCAGCCATCCACTGCAAGACGGCATCTTGCAGCTGCTTGAAGGTGCGCATGGGCTACTCCTTGTAGTAGGTGATGTTGACGGTGGCGTCGGACCCGCCGCTGCGGAGCATCTTCAGCGTCTTGACCTTCTGGTAGCCTTGACCTTTTGGTAGCCCGCAAGGGTGAGCTTGGCGCTGGAGAGGGTCAGGCCATTGGTAGCCGAGGGTGTGGACCCATCAAGCGTGTAGATGATGCCGTTGCTGCCCACTTCGACGTCAGCGGCGGTCGCCTTGAAGTTGAAGAGCGCGCCCGTGTTATCGACCTTGGCCGTCGTGGGCGACACCACGGCGGTAGAGACGGTTAGTTGCTCGGTGGCGTAGGGCTTGCGGCGGACAAAAAACTCGGCATCAGCCATGGGGGCCTCCTTAGGGCAAAGTCAGTGCGGGGCCGGTGTAGCCCACCGAGGGGATACCGGCGATGCGGTTAAAGTCGTCGTTGGCCTTGTCGGTCAACTGCGTCAAGACGGCTTGTTGCTGCTGCTCGGTGACCCGGGCGTTGTGGGCCTCGACCTTGGCCCGCAGGGCCTTGGACATGCCGCGCAGCGGGTCAATGCTCTTCAGGTGGTCAATGAGCGTATCGTCGAGCGGATAATGCGCCGCGGGAATGCGGTATTCCAAGCCCCGCTGGCGGCAGGTGTCACAGGTCACGACGGTCGAACTGCGGAGCGACACTTTGAGGGTGGCGCCACAGCGGGGGCAGGGCATCCGGTCGCCCGTGCGCACGACCATGACCAGGTAATAGCCGTCTCGGAGGCGAATAGCCTCGTCGTCCGAGGTGCCTGCGGGAAAATTGACGAGGGCGCGGGCGACGCGCTGCTCAATGTGATAGGCGCCTTCGGCTTGGGACCAGCGAATCCGCAGACGGCCATCAAAGGCCGAGTCCAGCCGGGCGACAAATTCTTCAGGGGCCTCCATGCACTCCTCCACAAACGAAAGGAAGGGCCCGAAGGCCCTCCCCTCCGGGTATTACGCGAACGTGCCTCGCCCGAAGACCAGGTGCCAGCCGTCCACGCCGTCCGAGACGAGACGGAAGCCATCTCCCACGGCATCGGTTGCCGCAGAAATCACGACAGACTGGCCGTCGGTCTTTGACGCGAAAAAGATTTTGTCTACGCTGTTCGGCACCACACCGTGGCCACCGCTGGTGGTCAGCGTCTCAACGGCAAAATCGAAATAGACGCCTGCGGCGGTCTTTTTGACCGGGGGCAGGGTGAAGTCGAACGAGGTAGCCGAGTTCCACTTGAAGAGGGTGCCCGACTCGCTGTTCTTGACGGTATAGGCGGCGGTCTTCTTGACCACCGGGGTGAACCCTGCCGTAACGGCGGGGCGCTTCAGTGCCTTAGCATTGCCCATAGGTGTCTCCTTTCAAAGAAAAAAGGGGGGAGGTGGAGCGGGATTGCCCCACCCCCCGGAGTCTAGGGGACTAGACCCACACCTCGTTGATGCCCACCAGCACGCCGTTCTGGTTCCGAGCCTTGCAGCCCAGTTCCTGGTAGACGAACGCGGTGGCACCGTAGGCGTCCACGTCACCACCCGAGATGCGGTAGAACATGGAGCCGTCCTTGTCCATGAAGTCCAGCGGCGCCATCTGCATGAGCGACAGGCTGGAGGGCGTGATGGCGAACAGGGCGTTCCGGCGGCACTGCGTGTCAGCCACGATGGGCTTGCCGTTGTAGGTCACCGCTTCCCAGCCGCCGTCGAGCTTCATCACGTTGTAGAAAACGCGCTCGTCCTGGCACAGCTTGACGTAGGTGTCGCGCAGCGCCGGGTGGCAGTAGAACATCTTGATGTCCGACTCGTCCACCGCCGACTCGCTCACGATGCGCGAGAGCAGCTGCTGGATGAGCGGGAACGAGAGGTCCTGCTTCGCCGCATCCGACCCGAGGACAAACGCCCTCCAGTCGGGGTTCGAGGCCACCGGCAGGCCGTGGAGGCCGCCCGCGCCGAGGATGGCCGGGTCGCTGTCGGAGATGACCGCCTTGATGCCGATCATTTCCTTGCCGATGGTGCCGGGGAAGACCAGGTAGTCGCCCGCTGCCGAGCCCGACACCGCGCCCGTCCAGCTGACCGAGGTCGTGGTGGCACCCACCGCGCCACGGGTCACGACAAGGTTCGTACCGAGCGCCGTGCTGTTGTCCGACGCATCGATCAGGTCCAGGGTCGTGGCGCCCGAGGGCAGGTAGGTCGTGCCGTTGCCGAAGCTGTCATCGACTGTGGCAGGCGAGGTGTCATCGGCACCGGTCCAGTAGGCCAGGGCGCCCGTGCCGTCGCCGTTCAGCTGACGGTTGATCTGGCGCTTGGTATCCACCATGACATACTTCATTTCCGACTCCAGGGCCTTCAGGAAGGCGCCCTTGTTGGAGCGGGTCGCGGCAATGGCCTTGCCGCTGACGTTGATGCGCGAGTAGAGCTGCTTCACGGGCACGATGGCGCGCTTGTAGCTCTGCTGTCCGGCAGTCGGCAGCGTGCCGCCTTCGGCACGGGCAATGCCCGCCGCCGCGTTGCGGCCCGTGTGCAGGGCAATGACAAAGTTGCCACCCTCCACGGGGGTGACTTCCTTTTCCATCGCCGCCAGCAGCGGGGTGGCGTTGTTCAGCAGTTCCTGGAGCGCCGGAAGATAAACTTCCTTGAGGATGTTTCCGGCTGCAGTGTAATCAAAAGCCATGATTGGCTCCTTTCGAGAGAGGGAGAGGGACTAGCCCATCAGGGCCGCGGCCCTGGCATTCAGGGCGTTCCAATCCAGCTTCCCGTCCTTCTTGAAGAAGGTTTGACGGGTGCTCAGAGAGGGACTCGGCGGTGAACCTGCGGGCGGTTCAAGTCTGGCACGGGCCTGCGCGACCTGTTGCCGTTTCTGACTGTCGATGACCTCGCTGCGCAGCTTGTCAGTCCACTCCTTGGCGACTTGTTCGGTATACGCAATGGCGTCCTGGATGGTCGGGGGGTCCATAGCCGCCACTTGATAGCGGATGGATTCCTCGGCATACGGGAGCACCTTGGTCAGCACTTCAAATTCGGGCCGCTTAAGCACCGAATGAAGGCCGTTGGTATACGACACGCTGTCGCGCTGGAGTGCGGCCTGTTCCTGGACCTGCTGGCTGGCATGGCTGATAGCCGCAATAAGTTGCTGCTCTCGGTGACACGCTGTCGCGCTGGAGTGCGGCCTGTTCCTGGACCTGCTGGCTGGCATGGCTGATAGCCGCAATAAGTTGCTGCTCTCGGCTCTGCTGCTGCTGGGCCATGTCGGCCAATGCGCGTTGCAACGAGGCTTGCACATCGCCTACGGTTGCGAGTTCCCCCAGGTCGGGGCTCTGGAGCTGTCCGCTCGCCTGCGGCGCTTGGGCCTGGGCTTGCTGCTGGAGATAGGCGGCCAGTTGCTGCTGGGCCAGCTGTACGGCTTGGGCCTCTTGCTGGATTTGCGCATACTGACTCGCCAGCAGTTCCTCTGCTTGGCGCTTTTGTTCGGCGAGCTGTTGCATCCGTTGGGTATAATGGGCTTCCCGCGAGATGCCAGCTTTAAAGTCCTGGACTGGGAGGAGTTGCTCTTTCCCGTCAACTTTGACTTTCACCATCCCCTCGTCTGGCAGGTCGAGGACTTTCGCCTCGGCGGGACTCAGACTCGCCGCCTGGGCCGGTGCTTCCGCAGAAGGGGCCGAGGAGGCGGGGGACGCGTCGGCGGAAGGCGTCTCGCCGAAGTCCATGGCCATCGCCTTGTCAAACGTCCCGGAGAGGGCGTTTTCCACGGTGACGGGCTGGAGTGCGTCAGGTGCGTCGATCATCTGGTCGGACATCAGGGTGCTCGGGCCGAGTGCCGCAAGGGGCGTCCTCGGAACTCCCACTGGCTGAGCAATCCGTGGTGGGAGGTCCTACCGACAGGCGGGCGCCCTCAGGTGGGTAGGGCACCCGAGGGCGTGAACCCCATCCAGGGCGGACGGGGGGTAGGAGTGCAGTATACTATACTTCGGCGCTATTGTCAACCGCTAACTGGGGGCCTGCCGCCGGATTAACGCTCTGGGTAGCGTCATCCATCGTATAGGCAGCGTTCGGGTCCAAGCCCGCTTCGCGCAAAAGCACTGCCAGCTTGAGCGCAACCTGTTGCGTGGCCGTCTTTACTTGTTCGTCCAGCAACTGGCGCTCCAGCACGGCAGCCTTAATCTTCCAATACTGGTCAGGGGTCATATGGGTCTCCATCCCCGGAGTCTAGCACACTTAGGCGACCAGTTGCAAGAGGAATTGCTCAATGAGGGCGTCTTCCTGTTGGCGTTGGGTGTAGTGGATGTCGATGGTGCCCCGGCCTTGGAGGGTGGGGGCTTCCGTGAGGAGGTCGCTGTAGCCGTTGACCACGGCGTTGCGGCTCAGGCCGCCCAGATTCACGCCATCCGAGGTGAACGTGCCCGTGCCCACGATGGTGGGTTTGATGCGCACCTCGGGCAGCACCATGGGCGGCAGCGGCGCCACCCGCAGCGGCGTCGGCACGACGTCGGGAAGGACGTCGGGTTCGCGGGTCTCGACGGTGAGGTGCCGGGGCTGGGGAATGTGCTCGGGGGACTGGAGTTCGTTGGGCGCCAAGTGGCCCAAGAGGTCGCCCTTGATGACCTCTCCCATCCGCACAAATTCCTCGTAGCGTTTGGTCTGGGCGCGGTCGTGTCCCGCCACCAGCGTGATGCGCTCCGAGCGGCCCTGGAAACTGGCGGGCGCGCTGGTAAAGGTCCCGGTTGCCAGGATGCTTTGGGCCACAGCCCCGGTGCCAGTTAGGCTGGCTGCGGCGGGGGTCAGCGCACCCGTGCCCGTAAAGGTCAGGGCGCCTGTGCCACTCAGGGAGGCTGCTGCCCCGGTAAAGTTCCCGACGGCAACGGTGCCCCAATGGCCGGTGGCCGTAAAGGTTGGCAGTCCGAAGCCATCGTTCTCGGCTTTGGTTTCGTAGGCCAAACCAATGTCGGCAATAGACCGCCATGTGGTCCCGATGTCTCCGGTGCCTGTAATGCTCATGGGTTAACCCCAGAGGGCGCTGCCCGCTTGCCCCGAGATGCTCCCTGACACGGCGCTGCCCGGAACGGTGGTTGATGCCGTCATCGCCGAGGTGCCATTGCCGTAGACGTAGCCGGTCAGCGTGGACGCCCCGGTGCCCCCATCGGCAACGGCCAAGTCAGTAATGCCGGTGATGGACCCGCCGGTAATGGCGACGCTGCTGGCCGCTTGGGTGGACATCGTGCCGAGGCCGGTGATGTCGGTGTTAGGGATGGTCGCCGACGCCGTGAGGGCCGAGGTGCCTGCGCCCTTGACGTAGCCCGTGAGGGTGCTGGCCCCCGTGCCGCCGCGTGCGACGCCCAGTTGCCCTGCCCAATTTAGCGTCAGCGTTTGCGCGGCAATGCTGCCGGTGACGTTGGTATCGTTGGTGATGGCTTGCACGACATTGCTGTTCAGACGGGCGGCGGCGAGGGTGCCCGTCCACCCGGCGGTGATGGAGGCGGCGTTGACAAGGGCGGTGGAGGAGCTGCCCCCGAGGGTGAGGGTGACGTTCGTGTCGTCGGTCTTGGTGAGGGCGGCGGGGGCCGCATTGACCCATAGGGTGTTGCCCGCGTTCCGCTTGAGCAGGTCTCCAGCGGTGACGGTGGAAATAAGGACGTCGTGCAGTTCGTTCAGTTCTTGGCCGTTGACGACGCTCACATACAGGATGCCGGAGGTGCCCGGGCCCTGCTTCACACACAGACCCAGGAAGACACCGTGCGCGGGCTGGGTGGGTCGGGTCGAGGTAAGGTCCCCGGCAGTCTCGGAGAGCCACACGAGGGCCCCTTCGGTCAGGTGGTTGGTGTTGAGATTGCGCAGGAGACCCGAGACACAGACGTAGCCTTGGGCCGCATTCGCAATGGACTCAGCAGTAATGCCCAAGGTCGTAGCAGCAGTGGCTTCGGCAGAGGCATCGGCCAAAGCAATTTCTGGCCGGTCGCCGTGGGTTCCCAGAATGTAGACGGCCTTGCCAGCGGCAATGGCACTCCCGGTGCGATTGGAGACGCGGACGAGTTCTTGGGCCCCGAGGTGGTAGGTGATGTTGGCGTTCAGCCCCAGCGCGGCGGTGACATCCGTGGTGTCCCAATACAGCTTGGCCACCCCGGTGGCTTCAGCCGCCCCCGTGTCCAAGGTCAGGCTGTCGAGCGTAGGCGCATCGGTCCAAGCGGCGTCATAGTTGGTGCCTGACGTTTTTTTGAGAATATCGTTGGTGGCGCCCCCGATGGGCAGGCCTTGTCCCCCCACAAGGTCATCAATGTAGGCTTTGATGCTCGTGAAGAGGGCATTGCCCAGTCGAGTGACGCCGTCCGTAATGGTCGGCCACGCTGCCATAATGACTTACCCCTTATTCTCGTTGTAGGTAAAGGCCGTCACGGCCACGTTCGCTCCGGCGGCAATGCTCGTGGAATTGAGGATAAGGTCGGCGCTGGCCGTACCCACCGAGCCGTCAAAAACGGCGGTCGTGCCATCGGCCTTGAGGGCGCGGAACCAGCTGGCGGTGCCCGTGGCGTCGGCGCTGCTGTCGGCGGTCAGGCTGTTGGCCGTGGCAACGCCGTTTGAGGCGGCCCCGAAGGCGGTAACATTCCAGCGCAGCTCGGCCAGCTGGGTCTGGGTCGTCACGGCGGTGTCGGCATTGGCCGGTTGCGCCCCATCGTAGAGGCGGAGGTAGCCGTTGTCGAGGAGGTCGCACACTGCATCAGCGGCGGCAGTAACGGCGGCATTAGAACGCTTCGGATTGACGGCCATGGGTTACTCCTGGGGAAGGGCGCCCGGGGTGGGGGCGACGCTTCGGATTGACGGCCATGGGTTACTCCTGGGGAAGGGCGCCCGGGGTGGGGGCGAGTTGCGGCACGAGCCCTTCGATGAGGCCCGTCTCGGGATTACGGTTAATGGTGTAGCCGACCGGCATCTTAATGCCCGCGTTGATGTTAATGGGCTGGGGCGGCGCTGGTGGGGGTGGCGGCGGTTCCGGCGGAGGCGGCGGGGGCGGGGGCTGCTGGAGGTCCAGCAGGGCCTGGAGCTGTTCGCGCAGGCCGAATTCGCCCGCCATCTTGAGGGCATCGTCCGGGTTCATGTAGGAGAGGTGGATGATGGCGTGCCACGCGTAGGCGGTG